AACCGTAAAAGTCAATCCGCTATCGTTGCCGACGTTTGTAATTAAAACCTGACGCGGCTCATCAAGAACAGCAACGCCGCTTGTAACGGTAGATCCATTAAGCGTTAAATTAGCCGCTCCAGCAGTCGTCTGGCTTAATGCAATATTATTTGCAGAGGCCGAAGCGAGAGGGCCGACAGTAACGGTAATTGGCTGCATTATCGTTTTCCTTTTGTATGACCCGCTCTAGCAGCTGCCGCGTTGTCGACCAGGTTAGGATAAGGACGACCTGCAGCGCGAGCTTTCGCTTTTGCAAGTTTTATTCCCTTGTCGCTTAGGGCTTTTTTCTTCAAACCCTTTGGCGCGTCTTTTTCCCAGAAAGGTTTGGTCATGTTAGCAATCCCATTTTCTAAGAGATTTGTTAATCCGACTGTTAGGATCGGCTGCTTTAGCAGATCCTGTCAGTTTCTTCTTCATGCCGGTCATTCTAGCACAGAATGAGTCACGACGACCAGCTGCTTTTGGGCTCTTAGCCGCCTGCTCTTTCGATACAGGCGGCTTAAGATTCATCCCCTGCTTCTTCGCGGAAGCTCGTCCCTTGGCGTTCAAGCCACCTTCAGGATTTTGGCCCTCTTTGCGCTGCCATGCAGGAGATTTAGCCATAGTAGAACCTCAGTAAGGCTTTGGAGCAGCACCGCGATGCGTACCGCCGTGGGCGGAAGAGAAGACACCGCCACCAGAAGCTCTGGCTGGTTTCTTGCCCTTAGCAGCTTCAGACATTATCTTGCCGCCCTTCTTCATGCAGCCACCGTGAGCCTTCTCTGCCTTGCCGCCTTTTTTGAAAGCGGGGCTTTGAGTTCTCTCTTCAGCTTCCTTAATTGTGCTGGCGTTACCTTTGTAAGCACCCATAGTAGCCTCCTATTAAGCGTTATTTGCTTGAATGTATGTGACGATAAGCTTGCCTGCGCCAGGCGTGGTATCTGGAGCGCCGCTATCAACCCAGATAGCAACATCAGATGTACCAACATCCTGCCAGACGCCAGTGCGCGTGGCGTTAGTGCCTGGGTTCAGAGAAAGCAAGCCGACGGCATTCGCATTCGTCGCAGCAACTAACTCAGTAGCAGTTGATGACGTTCCAACGCTTAATGTGTAAGTCGTCGTCGCGCTCGACCATGCAACATCAACAAGAACAGCAATGCTAACAATCGTGCTGTTTGCAGGAATTGTAATTGCAGTCTGCGCTGATGTCGTTGACTGAACAATGTCAGCCGATTGAGCCATAAGGCAAAAACCAACATTCTTGATTGAACCGACTGTCGTACCAGTGGTATCAAGAACGTCTCCGGCCTTAATTGGGCCAGTGAACGTAGTCGTTCCCATTTGAGATACTCCTTCTGCACAAGGGTTAATTACGTCGTCTGTGCAGCGTCCGCTTGGTCGGTCGACGTAACTGATGTTCCAAGGTGAAGAGCGGACCTGATATTAAGTCCGCTCTTCATTGTCATTATTAGGTTGGGAATGATCCGAAGATCGAACGCCAGTTGTAATAGCCGAACGAGTAGCGCTCGTAACCTTTAACCAGGAGGTTGTCAGTCACGAAGTCGACTTGCATGTCCGTCTCGAACTTAACGCGCTCCATGTAGGAGAGACCGTCAATGTTCGTGAGCAGGAACCATGCGCGAGCAGACGTCAGGTAATCGTTAACCATGTAACCCTCTGGCAAGCCGCCAGCGGTCATCATGATTGCGTTTACGTCGTTGTCTGCGGTGCCTGGGCGAAGCTCAGTCTTGATCAGACGAATAGCTGTTGGTTCCAAAGCAGGTGGAACAACGAGACGACGACCGCGAGCAAATACTTTAAGACCAGCTTGATCTTTAAAGTTTGTTCTGATCGAGATCATCGCATTCAGCAGCGTTGACTCGTTAAGATCGACGTCAACAGCAGGTTTGTTAGAGACTGTGCCGCCATCAATAGGATGGTCAGTCGCGCAGAGCGCCTTACCGTCACCACCGATTGATGCGTTGTACGTCGTGGCCGTGTTAAGCACGTTCGCGCCGTAGATCTCTTTGGTCTGCTGGAATGACTCAATCAAGCCAAGATTAGATGGCATGAATTGGGTCTTATACAGATTGTCGTCGATTGCTTTACGTGTGATTGCATAGCCAAGAGCTATCTCTGTGTGCTCCTGATTATATACGTATCGCTCACCAGCATTATTGTCGAAAGACGTCTGCGCGCCTTCCGTCTTCAACTGAGCAAGGCCAAGGAAGCGCATTTCAGCGGTGCGTTCCAAAGCCATCTTTGAGTCATGCTTAGTGAATATTTTGTCGTACTGAGATGGAATCATCTCGTACTTGCCTTCAACTCCACGGAGACCGGGGAGCAAAAGGTCTTTAATGGCAGAGAGATTAACAGCCATAGTCCCTTACTCCTTAGATTGTGACGAGCGTCTTGGTCGAAACGTTCAAGAAGCCAACAATGACGTAGTTAGCGTTCGAGGCCGTATCGGTGCCGTTAGAACCTGGTGGTTCAGTGACAAGCCCGATGACACGGAAAGGAGCCGTCGAGGACGTTCCCAGCGTTTCAACGTACATGCCAGAGATGCCGTTTGCTGTATTGCCGCTTGAACCGCCAGCGAGCGAGATCGAAGCACCAACACCAGCTTGCGTCACGTTAGTTGTGCTGCCAGCCTGTACAACAAAGCGAGCGTTTGGATCGTTCACAACGTAAGCGTAAACAACGCCATTGTTGTCTGAGCCAGGCCAGTAGTTCGACCAAACAGTGCGCTTCTGAGACGTTGAAAGATATTTGCATCCTTGAAACACACCAGCAAGCTGCGTCGTCGGCGCGTCGCCCGCGCGTGTGATAAAGCCATTGGTATCTTGAAGGACGGCATCACCGTAGAAAATAGCAGTCGTATAGTCGGATTTGATCAGCATCTCGACCTGTTCATAGGTCGGAGCAGATCCGTTCCCGCTGTACTGACGAAAACCGAACGGCGCAAACGTGTTCGCCATGACGGATTCTCCTTTTGACAGGAGGCTCATCATCGCGCGCCGGGGCGAATATAGAACCAGATTAAAAGTGGACCCTTCCACACCGGGGGAAGGACTTACTGGATATTACACTTAAAGATGCAAACAGTAAACTCTCCCCCCGTAGATGTGGTTTACTCTGGAATTGGGATGGGCTCATAGCCCTTCTTAATGCTCGGACGAACACGAGCATGATCACGAGTCATTGTGCCATCGGGCGTACCAGCAATCTGAGCTTCCTTGTGGCGGACCTGATCTCGAGCCTTGCGGGCTTCAATCGCTCTTCGCTCCATGACAATCTCAGTCGGGCACTCCATCAGGACGCATCCCTTTCTGAGGATCATCTGGTCTACTGAACCAGCGGGCATCATTGATGGATGGCGACTGGAAGGAACGACTGACCAACCTTCTCGAGCAAGTTGGACCTGATAGGCAGGATCTTCCTGACCATAGACTGTGTGGCGCTTCCATTCGTAAGTCCAGCCATCTGGGATTGACTCAAGATCGACGTAAAAGTCGTCTGTTCCTTCGTCAATATCACCCAAGTGTGCTCTCAGCTCCTCTGCTCTCTTGCGAGCTCGGTCTCTTGGGCTGTCCTCACGAAGAGGAGGACGCTTAGGAGCTGAGTCCTTGGAGGCAACGTTATTGATGATCTCGTCTGCCTCATCAATGGAGGGAGCTGGTCCCTTTGGGATTATGCGGTTAGTAGTCATATCAGTGTCCTATCTTTCCTTCGCGCTGCAGCGCAACCATGTTCTTAGCGTAGTCTGACTCGCTCATGCCCATCATCTTCGCCATCTCTACCTGCTCCCGGGAGAGTCGGATGACGCTAGGGCGCTGACCTCCTCTGGTTACTGGTGCAGGAGGGGGAGGAGACTTCTTAGGCTGTGGCGCTTCGACCTGCTCTTTCCGGATACCAAGGCGAGCTTCAATGAAGGAGAAGTACTCGTCCGAGTCAAGAGCGATGCCATCGTCAACGGCGTCCTCGTGAGCTCTGAACATCCTCCTAATCATCCGCTCATTATCTAGAGCATCTCGATTCTCCCTGATCCAGGACGCCGACTTAGGCGATACCTGGCGGGCAAGCTGGTCAACCATAGGCTCGCTGGAGGTTTCAGGAGGTAATTGTTCAGGTGTTTTATTACCTTTTTCTATCTCCTCTTCCATTGCCTTCTTACCACGCTTCAGCTCTGAGAGCTGCTGGGCGTTAATAGTAAGAGCTTCTTGGAGTTGAGCTGCCTTGTCGTAGTCTCCCGACGACATTGCACTGGCATAAGCCTGCTTAATAGTGTCAGCACGACTCTTAACAGTCTCAATGGCGTTAACTACGAGCTGGTAGTTAGCGTCCTTAGTCTCTGAACTGGCCTTATTGGCCCGCTCTGCAGCCTCCCTGGCGCGCTTCTCCGCTTCTTGGCGGGCATTCTCAGCCGCCTCGAGGCGTTTCTTCATCGCCTGGATGCCCTCGTCGGGAGAAATCTCGGGTTTTTCCTCAGTTTTATCCTCAACGACCTCAATTTTTGGCTCGTCAGGAGATACTTTCTCCTCCTCGAGAGCTACTTCGACGTGTTCTTCCTGGTTTTCCATCTTGTCACCACACTCTATCTGGGTTATCGACGACGCCCTTGACCTGAGCATCGCTTAGAACGCGGCACAGGACGCCATTTACGTGGATGCTCCAGCCATCGGAAGGTCTGAACACCACCCAATCACCCTTCTTAAAAGGATATTTTCCGAACCAAGAGGCGTCACCGTCCTCTACGAAGGCGGAAGGTCCCTGGTCTAGGAGTAACCCGACCTTGGATTGGAAGCGGTCCTCGTCCCTGTATCGGTCGGACAGGATCACACCGCCCTTAGTTTTCTCCGGCCGCAGGTAAACTGCGACTAGGATCTGATTGCTCATCAGCTGAAACCCAAAGTGGTCACCAACTTCCGCGAGGATCTTGTCCTTCGGGTCTTCGTCGTGGAACATACTCAGTTGCTTCATTCAATTCTTCCCTTCTTCACTATAACCATTGCACTTCCGCTCGGCTACATCTAAGAGCGCGAGTGCGGATCTTAAACCAGCTATCTGGCCGGCATTGCTCTTATACTGGGCGTAGTCGTCTAGAAAACCTAGAGCTATGGTCTCTTTCAATCTATCGATCTCTTCGATGATTGACTGCTCTAGCTCATAGCGGAACTTGTCCGCTGTCGTCAAGATTGACAATGTCCCTTCTCCTCCCTTCTTCTGCAACTAAGTAGACCCGACGGCAGCGAAGAAGGGAAACCGCCGCCGGGCCATCCACCCGACTTTTATGAAGGGCGAATGCGTATTGTCCTATGAAGTAGGCGCACCCTTCCGCTTCTTAGCAATGTCGGTCTTCTGTAAGCGACCTTCACCGCTACCAGATCCTGCTTCCATGTCCTTGTAGCTCGAAGCAACCTTTGTAATGCGTCCACCTGCCTTGCGTCCCATTGGCATAGGAGGTGCAGCTGGAGGAGGCGCAGCAGGAGTTGGCATAGGAGCAGCTGCAGGAACAGGAACCGCGCGAGGAGCTATCGGAGCTGCCATTCCTTGCTGAGGAGCGCCACGGCCCTTATCAGCGATGACGACTGTTAGTCCTACGCCGCCACCTTTCTTCTTTGCAATCTTCTTGGACTTGCCGCCGTACTTGCGTCCCTCGGGGGCGTCACCCACGCGAGCTGCGGAAGCTGCTGCCTCCTTAGGCGAAGGAAGCTTGCGGTCAGCAGGACGCTCGACCTTGATTGTCTTGCGACGAGCTTCTGACTCCATAGCCTCGTAAGGAGAAGGTAGCGGACCGCCGTCCTCCTTCTTAATTCGACCGCCCTTCTTGTAAGGCTTTGGTGTAGCGCCACGCTTTGGCATGACTTCGACGTCACCGACTGCCTTCTTGTCGAGGATGCCGCCATCTTTCTTTACTGCGCCGCCGGCCTTGAAGGCGCCACGTGTAGGATTTCCAATGGCTGCCTTCGTGTCGCGGGCGGCGTTAGATTCGCCGATGCCCTTCTTCGAAGGTTTCATAATTGGTCTAGCGCCGGTCTTGATGTCAGCTCTTAGTAGGGGCGGTGGTGACCAGGTCGAGCTGTCGACCTTCCCTACTGTCTCACCAGCGAGGCGGCGAGCCTTCGCCTTCATTCCCTCGCGGGCTTTCTTAGCAAGTTCGTACATGATGGACCATCCTAATGTTAACGGGCGTCCCCGCGGCGCACGATATCGAGCGCCTTCTGTACTGTACCGCCTTTTTTGTATCCAGGAAACACAGCACCCTTTTCCTGCTTAATCTTCTTGTAGGCTTCTCTCATCTCGGGTGTGATGTGGATGGTAGTTCCATGAGCACCTTCAGTAGCTTCGCTCTTGTTCTGTTTATACCATTTATTGAACATAGCTTCGTGCGCAATTTCATATAGCTCATCGTGTTCGTCAGGAGAAAGGTCATCGTAAGAGCGACCAAAAGCTTGTTGAGATAGCTCATCCCTCTCGCTTCTGGTTATATTTTCTACTAGTGCGTCGATTTCGTCATCAGTAGGGAACCGAGATGAACCGCCCTTCTCTCGCAGAGGACCAGATTCGATCTTTGGATCAACCTTCAAATA